TATTCAATCTAAGATACTATTATATCATAGTTTTTACAGGAAGTACACAGTTATTTTAGTTTCTTTTCCTGAAAACAACCGAGGGAATCTTCTAGAAGATTCCCTCGGTATAATTAAGTAATTTAAACTTATTTATCCAAGGGTTCTTCGTCCAGGAAGTGACGCACTGCCGGCTATAACTAGCGGGTAATAAGTCGATAAAGATAATCTGGAATTCTGTAATGCCACTTGATTCTCCAAAATGAGAGTGTAAATTTGTTTCATTAATTATATATAAGATTCCCGTGTTTCTTTGGGATCAGATATTATAATTGGGCTGCTGCAATAAACAAATTATCTAATTGTGTTGAATCCATTCCTAATGCGGTTCCCATTAAGATAACTAATGGACGAGAGCGCTCAAAGACTTGAGAATCCTCCCACTCAATAATAGCCAAATTTCTATCATCAACATTAACAATAGCATTTAATGCTGGTAATACGTTATCTAATTTTCCAGCATTATAGAGCGCTTGTCTTGCTTGGCGTCTAGTGACATACTGAGGAACTGCAGTCGGTGCTGACGATGGTGTAACTGGCCAGGCCGTATCCCAAGGGAATCCAGAAGCACTTGAAATATCTCTAAGAGATTGTCGATAGGAAGCCCAAGCCATTTTATCAACTTTTGCATCAGATGTTTGAGTCCAATCACAAGCAGTTAACATTTGATCTCTTAATTCTCTAATTGAGTTAGCTTGAGAATTATCTAAGATTGCATTGTATGCTGTTTCTTCTTCAACTTGAGAGAATACTGGGGCCAATATATATTTGGTGAACCATTTATCTCCGATTTTTTCCTCACCGCTCCGCATACTATATTTGTATCTAGTAGCTTCAACTTTCGCACCTTCAAATAATACATCATAATCTAAAGATGCTAATGTAGCTTCGTCTAATATCGCAGGCAGACTAGTATTTGGAAAAGATTCGCGTAATTCTTGTTCAGATATTACGACGCTTGTTGTTTTGTTTCTGAAGTAGTTCATTTTATTCCTTTATGCTATTGCGAGAAAAAGATACGTATTTGCAGATACATTTAAGTTTGTTCCTGCTAGTTGATTAACAATGAAGCCTGAAGCAGCTGGATCTATGCTATCATCTGTAGTTACTTCTGCTACTTGTGTATTTAGTGATAAATGTGGATCATTTCCAGCTACAATTCCCCTGCTAGTATCCCAAACAAACCAATCTCCAGCAAGAGTAACCCGTTTTATCAATATGAATCTAGCTCCAGCGGTAAATCCACAATCTATTGTAGAGCTTCCACCATTTCCAACATAAGTTCCAACTTTACTTACACCAGGTAAAGTTCCAAATAATATGGCTTCAAATATTGTATTTGAGGCTAAACTATTACCGGTATCGTTCATGCCGAAATCTGTTGAGGTTGGCGCAGTTGTACTCCAAAAATTTGCGTTTGCAGTCGTAGCAGTTACTAAATTAAGAGATAGATACGCATCTTTGGTACCATAATATACGTGCCAATCTCTAGCTGATTGAACTGTAGGCTTCATAATTATTAGTTCTGGGACTATAGTTAAATTGTGCGCGTATCTTGAATTAGTAGTTCCTAATGCTGGGGCAATAACAATATCTAAAAATTTAGGAGATCGTTTAAATGAATAAATCGCATTTAAAATACCTGTATTATTTATGTTTGAATATTGAACAGAACCAACTGAGAAACCAGTGCTAGTAATTGCTGTTAGATCTTGAGTTGCCCCGGTTATGAGAGCTGCATTTGTTGTAGATGTATCAAGATAACCAGTCGGTCCTAATTTTTTAGTATAGAGTCCTCTAGTAGTAGCACTTCTTCCACAAGCTAAAATCATATCAGGTGAAAACGGTACTGCTACATTTGCTGCTGCATTTGTTCCTGTTCTTAGTATGGTGTTGAAAACTTTAGTTGCATCAGTTTCTATTATTTCAGATTTCCTTATAGCCATAAAAATATAAGTTTCACCAGATGTATTAATGGTGGATGATGTTCCTTGTATACCAAATCCAGTTGCATTGAGAGCTATTCTAATTGTAGCTGTTTTCGTTTCAATGGTTGTCAAATTACAAGATAGATAATTTGAGTCTGTTCCGGTAGGTGCGCCTCTCTCCGAATCAAACATCATCCAATTTCCAGTATTAGATGTATTTTTAATCAATACGAATTGTGGCTCCCATCCTAAAGTAACAGTTGGTCCATTAATAGATCCATTACCAGTATAACTTCCACATTTTATTTTGCTATCTGCATCAGTATTATTTGCAAAAATATATGCTACATAATTTAATCCAAGTGAGTTCGTATCAGCACTACCACCAACGGAAAAATTAGTTGATGTTGCAGCAGTATTATTCCATACTGCGGTATCATTAGCACCCGCAATATTCATATTCAATATACCACTGTATAACCCGCCCATTGATGAATGATAGACACGCCAGTTTGATACAGCACCAGTGCATTTAACAATAATTAAGCCTGGATTATATCCAAGATTATGTGAAATCGTACGATTAGCACTGGTGCCGACATACGATACTATATCGAAAAATTTAGATTTTTTACAGAAAGTAAATGCAACTAAACTATCATTAGTCGTATTAAGATTTCCATTTGTACCATATATTTGAATACCATTTGATTTTGCATATATTTTTTGACCATTCGGCCAAGCATTTACACCATCAGTTGCATTGCAAACCATGTAGTTGTTTATGCCATTTACTGTATCTTGTAATACATGATTTACTGCGGTGCTTCTTGCTTTTATCCAAACTAATGCATCAGTCGCTGCTGAAGCCAGTGCTGTACTGGTGCGTGGTAATACCGCAGTAGGTAAAACTAAGGCATCAGCATTTCTATCTGCACCGAATGTCCATCGAAGGTCGTCTAGGTGAGCATTGCCACCTGAACTCGCTACACCACCACCAAGAGCTTGTATTCCACAGCCTATACTGGTAAACCCGCTATTTGCAAACCCGCTCCACGCTGCACTGGTTACAAATACACCGCCAACATAAATTTTAACAGTGGTACCATCATAAGCTATTCTTACTTTTGTTAATGTTGACATTTGCACTGTGACATCATAAGAAAGATTTATTCCTGGTCCATTCACAACGATTTGTGCGGGGGAATTATCTAAAGATGATACCCATATTGTTAAATCACTGGCAAGATCCTGGTATGCCAAGAGTTCAACATATGCTGTGCCACCGGCGGCAGTACCAGTATTACATCTAACCCATGCTTCTATGCAAAACGGTGCATTGAAAACAGCACCGAGATTATTCGAGGTTCTGCGCATAACACAATTAAGATTAGCATTTATACCCTGTGCACCTATAGTGGAAGTTCCAAATACTCCAGAGTTTAGGTATTGAGAAGAGCCTGATTGTATGGGTATATCTACTAGTCCGGTTTTCTCGTTAACTAAATCACCTTCAAAAGACATTAGGAGGGCTGTCTGTTCCCAATTAGGATCAGCTATCTTATCTATATTTAACTGTGTTTTAATAAGCTGTGATGCACCCGCACCCGTATACGTGTATGCATTGAACACATCACTCGTACTAGAAGATGAAGAAGCAGCGCCGCTATTTTGATTTGAGCCGATCAATAAAGGCAAACTCATTATGCAAATCTCCCGTATATTGTTGTTCCTGCATCTGTTGTTTCTAATTTAATTTTATCTATACCACTAGTCTGAAGTGCAGTTCGGCCAGTACTTGCAGCTAACCAAGTAGCAAATACTGTAGTTGTTGAACCGTCTGGTTTTATCCAATTGATAGTAGGCCAAGTAATTGCAAATGCTCCTCCATTTGCGAGCTCAAGCTGAATAACACCAAAGTTACCTGATGGTGGCCAATTACTTGTTGATAATGTAAATGCACCAGTAGCAGTAATTTTCTGTACAGATCCTGCAGTGTAATCTAATGTTTGAGCTGTAGTAGAAGAGTTTCCTTTATCTAAGAATGTTAATCCACAATCTTGCAGCATTGCTCTTGATATAATTTGATCACTAAATATTTGAGCGCCGGTAAATGTATTAGCTGCTAAGCTTGCACCAGTTAATGTTGTCCAAGCTGGTGGTGTAGTAGCACCCGTAGAAGCTAATACCTGTCCAGAAGTTCCTGTATTAGTTCCAGCAGATCCGACTGACCATGCGCCATTATTAAGAATACGGAAACGCTCAACAAGGGTGTTGGTTGGAGCTGTAGAAATTATGATTGAACCACCAGATCCGCTGGCACCACCTAAACCGCCAGAAATATTTGCATTACCACCAATACCAGTAGAAGAAGCAGCTTGTCCACCTAAAACATAAGAGTGACCAGCAACCATACCTGTAACATTTGTAAAACCACCACTAATTGTGGCTGAGCCAGGAACGAAAAAAGAACCAGCATTAAGTTGCGCTCCTCCAGAAATAGTTACTGCGCCAGGGCTACCACCAGTAGTTGAAATTTGTCCACCTGCAATAGTAACTGCTCCACCTTGTGTAGAACCTGTACCGGCTGTAAAATTCAAATCTCCACCTTGACCACCGGAAGAAATACCACCAGCAATAAGTACTCTACCAGCTGTACCGGAAACAGATGCACCACCTTTAATGCTGACATCTATACCAACAGTAGCACCACTTACAGTTGGTGCAGCAACGATACCATTAATTGTCAATCCAGTTAATGTACCGACAGAAGTCAATGATGAAGTAACAACGTTTGCTGCTAAAGTAGTACCAGTTAATGTTCCTGCTGGAGCCGCTGAAGCTGAAGCAGCCTGCCAAGATGGTGCCGCGGCACCATTAGAAGTCAATACGAAACCAGCGGTGCTTGATGCAAGCATTAATGTAGTACCATTCGCTGACTGATAAGGTATTGAACCAATTGCACCACCCGCAAGATTTGTAGACGAAGCTACAGATCCACTAGAAGTTACATATCCAGCTGGGTTAGTTGCATTGTATGGGGTAAACCCGAGTGCTGTAGTTACATCGGATGAAGCTAATGAGGCTCCCACTGTTACTCTTCCCTTTACATCAACTGTAACTTTAGTATAAGTTCCTATAGTTACACCAGAGTTCGCCAATGTTAATGGTATAGATGCATTAGCAGAACCGTCAAATGCTGCACTAGTACCAGTTGCATCTCCAGTTAATGAAAATGTTCTACCAGTTGTTAATGATGTAGATGTTGCTGCACTTCCAGATACATTACCTGTGACATTTCCAACTAATGGACCAGCAAATCCAGAAGCAGATAAAATACCAGTCGAAGGAACAAAACTTAACTTCGATGTAGAGACATACGTCTGATCATAGCCGCCACTTGTTGCTTTCCATAACGGATAAACGACTGCGGCCGTTGCTAAATCATTAGATGAATAAACATTTAATGTTTGTGTTGCATTGGATGCGGTACCAGTCAATGGTCCAGCAAATCCAGAAGCAGATAAAATACCAGTCGAAGGAACAAAGCTTAAACGAGTAGATGAAACTCCTGGCGTAATGTATCCAGATGCTGAATCAGCCCACATAGGATAAACAGATGTAGCTACACCAGTTTGATTT